GAATTTTCCATCCTTTTAAAGAACTGCCTTTACCTAACGGAATCATATCTGTATCAGCAGGTGCAGTCGCTCCCTGGTCACTCGAATCATTAATTATTTTAGCAATCGAAGCATTCGTTTCGTTCGTTGTTGGAATATAGTTGGCAAGGTCTTCCAATGCCTGTCCAACCCTCGAAGCCGTGTTTGCATCGGTTATTGTTTCGTTTTTTACGATGCCTATTTTGGCGAGTATTTCTGCTAAAGTCATATCCTTAATTTTTATGATACAAATTAAATCACACACTCAGGCATAAAAAAAGACACTCATAATTGAGTGCCTTGTTTAGTATTGAATTTTAGAGGTTGTGGAGTTCATATTTTCATTGATAACAGCAAAGAAATTTTGTCCATAAAGTTCGGCCATCTTTTCGGTGAGGACCTTCACCGATCGCCAGTACGAGTCATCATACCAGGGCTTCGGTTTTCGGTGACTATCTTTCACATGATCGAAGTTCACCCGGTTCCCTACTCCCATGTCCACCATACGGCCATAATAGTTGTATACATGCACTATTTTATCGATTTCCCCATTAGCACCTTCACGAACGTCGGACATAAACGATTTCATAAATGCACCGGTCTCTTTGATATCGTAGGCAATACATTTCTCAACCCAGATATCAACCATCATCTGTGCCCAGGCTTCGCAATACTGTACCCGATCGGCTTTAGTCCCAATCATCCTGATTGTGAATTAAATTCTTTGGTTCCTCAATGGTAAAGATAAAATACTTTCCGCAGGTACCGGTGGCAAAATAGCCTGGAACTTCTTTATACGGAATCCTGGTTTTATCCAGGAACATTAATTCAGGAATATCATTCGAGTCCTTGAGTAATTTTGCCATCAACTTATCGCATATCAGTCGGGTTTCATTTAATCGCACTTCCCGTTCAGCTAAATCAGTGACATTGTATTTCTTCAAAATAAAAACAACGATGGCACGGCGTTGGAAAAATCCACCCCCTTTCTGGATCGTTACACCATCATCCACATCGTTCACGGCAAAGAAATTCTTTTCAGCCGGCGAACTTGATAATATTTCCTCCAGGTAATTGATCCCCGTTACCCGGCAAAATTTATAACCGGTTTTAGTGAGTTTCAATTTCTTCTGAAGATTTTCAAAATATGCTACTGCGTTCCACATAGATTCATTTACTATTTAGTCATTTACTATTTACTATTTAAAGACTTGCCTTCTTTATTTCCTCTGCTTCCCTGCATTTATCATCCAGTTCCTTCAGTGCATCCCAGGTGAGCGAAGCAAGAACCTGTTTCTTTTTTGTGATATCGCCTTCAGTCAATAACCGGATCTGATTACTCATTATCTCAAACATATTTGGAGCAACCGGTTCTTCATCTTCATCCTGATCAGCGCGAACGAACAAATGTTTGAATTTCTTTGAAAAGTACTCTTTCACTCCCATCATCCACATGATCACGATCAATTTTTCCACTTCAGTGGCTTTCCTGGCAATATGTTTTGCCCTTCGGTCGGTAAAACTGTTGTTGTAATCTTTGCCATTTTGGTAAAGTGTACCCATCAGTTTGTACAAATGTGCTTCGTTTTTGGTAAAAAGGAATGCCTGATAGAAGTTTTCTGCGTCCAGATATTGAATAAACGTAGTATCCCTGAGCAACTCGTCACAGGGGCTGTATCTCCCAATTCGTGCCACCGGTTTTATCCCGGTATACTGTTTTGTCAACCAATCCATTTTTTTAGCGAAATATGCCACTTCCGACGTATTCAGATTGAAAAACCCTTTTATCTTTATCTTCGTATGGATAAAATAATAAATATCTCCGATATGTGCCACCGGTTTAATCCCTGCAAAACGGTTAAAGCACTTTGTCCGGATCACATCTTCCGGTTGACCGGCTACCTGCAAAGCTGCGACATACCGCACTTGCTTTTCGGTCATTTCACTGTAATTCCTGGGAACGGTTAAGTTGATAGGACCCCTAACCCCTAAAGGGGAACTGGAGTTAGTATTGATTTCTTTATTTCTTCTAAATAATCTCATTATATTTAAGTTAAGTTGTTTTTCTTTTCTTCCTCCCCTTTAGGGGTCGGGGGTTCTTCTTACATACCAAAGAAGAAAGTTGGATATTCAAGTTTATTTTCATACGCCGGCGATATCTTGAGTGCATATTCGGCACTGGCGGCATAAGTCGGGTAATCAGTCAATTTCTTTTCAAACATATATCCCAGGTTATTGAAAAGTTTCTTTGCTTCGTCAATATCTTTTTCCAGCAATTTAACCAGGATTAATTTGCAGATTTCAACAATAAATGAATTTACTTCAGTAAGCGTATTGCTTCTGTTTTGTGCGATTAATTCTGCCAGATAATCGGCACTGATCAGCGTAGAAAGTTCGTTTTTCTGAAATGCGAGCAGCTGACCCTTTGCTTTTAAAAAATCGGTACGGCTGCCGTCTGTTTTTGTATAGCCGGCAAAATCTATTCCGGTCACGAAAAGGCAGTTTGTCAGGTTATTAAACCGCTTGGATTTAGTCCATTTTGCAAGCGCCGTGCTGTCATCCATGAGTTGTGTGATGAGCAAATCAGTTGTTTTATCAATCGAATTCGTACACCAGAGCATTAACCGCTCCACACGTTCCCTGGAAGCCGGTGCAATATTATTACCACTCACCACCCCAAATCCATTTTGTGTTTGAATCAAATCAACAAACGGAATGGCATCCCGGTATGTCTGGAAGGCAATCAGATTCCGCAATGACGTCTTTAAAACGGAAGTATCTTCCAAAGCCTCAATATAGGTATACAAATCCGATCCGGTAAGCAAACTTTGAATGGTACCATCGGCCGTATTGGCAAATGGTTCCAGGGCCGGCCATTCCGATCCGCGAGCAGTAGGAATTGACAAAATAAATTTTTCTAATGAATCAATCAGTGCCATGGTAAAAGTTTATTAATTATTTCAATTATCATTTTGATATTGATATCTACCGATATCTCTTTTTATTTTGCGGTGATCAGCACCGGTACCCAAAGAAAAGAAAGCAAAACACGATCAAAATGATAATTTTGTAATGATAGGTACATTTTCTTTTTCTTACTCCCCTTTAGGGGCTGGGGGTTCTTGACTTAATGTTGCATCCGTCTTCTTATCCAGGGTTGTCAGCATTACAAAAGGTATCTCAACTTCCAGATCCCATTCGTTGAATTCTTTGATTACAAAATAAGGTTCGAGAAGGATATCCCGGATCGGTTTTTCCAACGCCTGTTTGATGGTAAACAGTTCCCGTTTGTCGGATCCGGATAAACCGCCCTTCGATTGTCCCGGAGGCGAACCCACCAGGTCGGTATTCGTTCCGGTGGCATAACATTCCATACTGGCCGCTTCAGCGGTATCCTGAATCCAGTCACCGCCTTGTTTCGAAGTATCCACCAACGTTATTTTCACCATCTTCACTTCCTGACCTGTCACGGGATGTATATAGAATCCGCTAAACCACACTTTTCCACTGTTGGCAATACCGGTGAGGAATTCACGGATATTATTCTTTTCTTTTTTCTGCCGTTCAATTTGTTTTGCCGGATCGGTAATTTTTTCGCCTTCGTATAAATACTTCCAGTATTCCGAATTTATTTCCACCTGAAAATTCATGACCATCCCGTTGGTAAATTTCGCTTTCTTACCCATGGGGATCATCTGTTTGATGTCGTACCACCCCGAGTTAAATATGGACCAAAAGGGAGTAAACGAGTAATAGTTATTGCCAATGGTTGGAATTTCATTCAGTACGGCAAACTTGCGGGTATTCGTTGCTTTCCCTGTTTTCCCCTCATCATCCGGAAGTTTACCCATGCGCACCATCAGGTCGGCAAGAGGATTCATGGTGTCCAGCAATTCGATTACTTCGAAATTCTTGAATCCTGCCGTTTCCCAATCCCCGAAAAACACATGTTCAATGGCTCCTGTATCGGGATTACACGTTTCGAACCGGCAATTTACAGCATCCTTGTGCACTAACTTGACAATCTTTTTACCGTCTTTACTCAGGATCAACACGCTGATGGAGAAATATAAATTTTTAATATCTGTTTGTTGTTCCAGCAGGTATTTCACCGGCCGGTTGTACTTGAAAAAATCCAGTACTTCCTGATCGGTAATTTCACCGCCTACTTTTGTTTTGGTACATATTCCGTTACCATACCCGGCAAAAATATTAAACTGGAGATTCGATGACAATACTTCATCTTTCCTGATTTTACGGACAACTTCCAGGGGTGTTATATTTGAATTTCCCCAGGGCACATACCCGCGAAGCTTCGTATCTTTATTTCCAGGAAGGGATACCGGTGTGACGGTGGATGTTTCCTCGAAAACCGTGACCCCATCATTCATGCTATTGATGATATCAGCAGCTGTATCGTTGATAGGAATCGTGAAAATATCTATTGAGCTATTCATATTATATAAAGATTTCTATGTCATTGATTTCAAACAGGCTGATCATTCTCACTTTCCGTATTGATCCGCTTTCGATAAATTTCACGTTGAAGGTGTTGTTATCAAAATAACTCGAGGTACACACCACATTTTCGTAATTCAGGACTTCTCCTGTCGTGGCCTTCCACACCCTGCAACTGAACGGCTGTCCGCTCAGTATCATTTTACGTGCTGTATTAATATGTATCATATTTAGTGATTAGTGGTTAGTGATTAGTGATTAGTTGAATGTAGCATCAAACGTGGCATCAAATATCCCTCTGGCTGCATTGGTAAACTGTACATGATTATTCTTTGCCCGGCGATACGTGTAGGTGAACGATTGCAGCTCGTTGGCATCCGAGTCTGTTTTTTCAATGGCCGTCAACGTGATATCGTCATCCGCTCCGGAAATTCCGGGGGTGTAGGTGGCTATGTTGTAACTGAGCAACAGATCATCAATCCACTCCATTTCCGTTTCGGATAAATGCCCGGAGTTGAGTGTTTTTTCGGCTACAAAGTCCTGGGTAATTTTCCGGTAATGATTGTCTATGTTTCCCAGGTTATATTCCGCTGTCTTTTTGTTGTCGGTCCTGCCTGTAGCCGTATAGGTTTCCAGCACGCCAAAGCAGTTGGTATACACAAAGTACTTTCGATCCCTGTAATTCGAGTCATCAATCAGGTAGGTGTATTTAGCCATTTCAAACCCTGTACCGGTGCACCACATGTCAACCTGAAGTATTTCAGTATCGGCAGCAAGGGCAGCAGCTGAGGTAACCGCACCCAGTGAAGCGTTGAAGGTAGTCACCTGACTGGAGACAGAAGCGGCAAGGGTGGTGAGGACTCCTGTTAATTCGGTAAGTACGGAATTGAGTAAGTAAACTACTTTGAAATTGACAGTTACAAGGCCGTAACTTGCTTTTTGGAGGAACGATAGATATTCATTTCGGCTTTTCGAGGTGCGTTTTTCGCGGTATGCCCTGGTTAGGAAGTTAATCGCAGTCCAGGCATCTGCGGTAACCGTCATGTCTGCTTCACATTTCAGGACCGTAAATCCCACCGTGTGAACCGTAATGCCTTCGGTAATGGTATAACTGAACCCCAGCAACAGCGTGGAAGTCGTGAAATATTTCTCCACGATTTCGCCCAGGTTCCGGATCCGGATCGTACCATCTACATCATACACATACGACTCCGTAAGAATAACCGTTGCCCCGTTTTTCAACTCAAACACCACCGACGTATGATAATCGTTTTTAACCAGGAGAATATCCGGTACCAACTTCTGAAAATAGAGTGCTCCGACGGTTGGTTCTTGTGTAATTGTCATAAAAATAGCGGTTGTATTATTTGTTATTACAAATAAAGTTCAACCGCTAAGGGCAAAAAAAGACAAGAACCCCCAACCCCTAAAGGGGGGTAAGAACAATAAAAACACAATTGTATGATGTCAGGAGATGTCAGGGGATGTCAGGGGATGCAAAAACAAAAAACCCGAACACTTCTATCCGGGTCTTTTTATTATTTACTTTTCCAAAGTTTATTTTGACTTTGGAAAAGTTATAAATTATTTGTGATCGCGAAGTTCCATTGCGCCATCTTTCCGCATAAGCCATACGGGGGTAGCATCATCAAACCCGATGGTATAACCCAGTAGTGTCATATATTCCGCAATTTCGTTTGTGCTCAGGTCGGCCATAGGTCGCAGGTCCATCATAATTTCTTCACTCGTTTTCCGAATCGTGGCCGTTTGTTCGGTTGCCGGCAGGAACTCACCGCAATACCGGGAGAGAATGATCTGTTTGAAGGTTGGTTTTTGTGGTATTTCTTCCATATTATTGTTTTTAAAGGGTTTTCATTTGTAAAGTGTTGATATTCTATTTAATAAAAGAGTAAAAAGAAAAAAACTAAAAAAATAGAAAACTCAAAATACCCTACAACAGAAATTCAGACCGTAAACAATTGATTTAAATGTATTTGAGTTTAGTAACCTTTTTCTGTTAATTTAGATATACCCTACTACAAAAATGCTTATTGTTCTATTATTCAATCATTAACCTTTTATTTAACCATTAGGGTTATGGCAAAATAAAAAAAAACGAAGTAAGGTTTCAATAAAAAATAGATTTTTTCGAGTAGAGTTTTGTAAAATACGAATATTTGAAGTAAGGGTTGTAAAATTGAAAAGGATAACTCATTTGGGTTATCCTTTTTTAGTGTCTAAATGATTAAGGTTGCTCTTATTTTACGATCCGAACAAACGAGTATCCGTATTTACTACCCCCATTCACGTAATGTGTCGTTTTCCGGAACTTAAGATATCGCATTTGGAATCCTATTTTTACATTGTCGATATCTTCAATTATTTTAACCGGCATTTCCTCCAGTATCTCAGAAGATGTCATAAATAAGATAGTTGATTTATCATCCGTGGTTTCGGGAACTCGATAATTTTCAGTTATAAATTTAAGGATATCATTCCGGTATTCCTTATCCATGAATTTTTTTGAATACAGCGAAGCGATCTCCATGGCCGGCTTAAAGAACTTTTTCTCCCGGACTGAAAGAACAGTCAGGAAGTATGAAAAATCCTCGATATAGAAGCACAGGTAATTATCCTTATCAATGTATTCCATCACCGTGTCTAACTTTTCGGAGTAGCCCAGGTTATTAAACCACATCATCGTCTGATTAAAATCGAGCTTATAATCATCGATAAAGAACTTGATAGGCACATATACTTCACCATCTATGGTTACTACCTGAATGTCCAGGCCTGTAAATTTAATTTTTTCCATCGTTTTTTAAAGTTTTAATATTCTGTTCAAAGATACTTAATTATCCGTTTTAATAATGGGTAATAATTCCGATAATTTAATCAGATCATCCTGAAGGTAAGTCATTGCTTCCAGAAATCCACTGAATTGAGTCAGGCTATCCATGTCTGATATATTTAGATTCCGGCAGAAATACTTTTGGATATCATTCAAGGTATCAATATACGACGTAAGAATCGTTTCACCATGTTCGCCGGCCGGTGACAGTTCTTTCAAAAAATCAACCAGTTCCGGACTTACCGGCATTCCATCAACTATGGTCATACGGTAGATCCTTTCTCTTTTACAATTTCCGAAAAAAATCCGGGTGAAGGTTTAAATAGGTGTTTAAATCCGGAAGAAATAAAGTACTTCAGCATTTCAATGGCTATCCGTTCGTCATTCTCTGACAGTTGTTTCAATCTTTCCAGCATGACCAACTCCCGACGATTGCCTATCTGTTGTTTATGTTCCTTCGAAAGGTAATTTTTATAAGTGACCCATATTCCCAAAAATACAGAACCAGGGAATGGCATACTGATTGCAAGTGATTTGATAGGTGTTTTCATATGGCTGTCCTCCCTTGAGTAAAATTCAGTTCCAGGATAAACCCATCAGCCACGAATGACAGACTGGTAGCAGTAGGGGCAGAATGCAACGATACCGTAGTAGCACCTTTAATTTCTTTTTTTGATTCCATGTAGAAATCACGGAGAATGGACAATGCACTTTTTTGATCAACGATACCCGAACCCTGTACCGGTTTCACTGGCTTTACAGGAAGTTTCCTGCGAATGGATGTATTACTCATGGGTGCCCTCCATTGTATTTTGAAAATAAATAATCTTTATTAATTCACTTTCGGACAGGCTACCCTTGTCAAAACAATAATGCGCCATTGTAAAGTTCCATTTTACAATTCTATTCGGCTCATATTCCACAGTAGTTACATCCAGGTCAATGAGTTCTCTGTTATTTACCCAATTCTCGTTCCAAATTTTATTTAAGCGATAATGAATATCACTTGACAGGGTTTCTAAACTGGTATACGATAGCGTAAATTCTGTTCCGTTAGGGATACGGATGATGGCGGTCTTTTCAACCGACGGTTCCGGAACGTGTCCAGCTGGTAAGATTTGTTTTTTCATTTTGGTGTTTTTGCATTTAAATTATAGAGCACAAAAAGGCGATGCTCATATATCGCTGCAAAAACACCAAAAGGCTACTACCGGACTACGGCTTCGATATATGGCATCGCCATATTTTTAATAAGTTTGAATTTTACGGCATAAAAAAACCACCTCGTTTGGTGGCATTGCTGCCTTTTAATGTTTTTGCGTTGCAAATATCGGAAGTATATTTGTAACTACAAAATAAAACATCAAATATTTTCAAATTTATTTTGAATTATATTTTCCAGTTCATCCGACATTAGCAATCTTATTTCACAACCTTCATTATTTAGTTGTGCGACTTTTAAAAGTTTAGCAGGACCGGCATCATCTCCGGCTAAAACAAAATTTGTTTTACGTGATATAGAAGTATTTATATCTGCACCAAGTTTTTTAAAAATTGATGCAATAATATTTCTTTCCATAAAAAAAGTACCGGTAATAACAATTGATTTATTGTAAAAAGGATTCTCTTTATTCTCAACATCCAAATTTTTACAAAGCAATGCGGGATCAATTCTTTTATCAGAATACAAAGTTGGCTTCTTTACTTTTTCAATCGTTTCTTCTACAAATGAATAATCCGGCTTTTCCCCTTTTTTATGCTTGATATATATTTCAGCCAATGCCACTGCATCTGCCAGGGCATTATGTTTATCAACATAGTCCACATTAAAAGCCTGGGCCAATATGCCAAGTTTCTTTTTACCAATTTTATCGATAGTATCAATAACTTGCATAGTGGGCATTTGTAAATCATAAAACAAAGTTGTTTTTCTTAATACATTAAAATCCGTTGCAGCACCATGACAAACGATTGTTTGCAGATCAAAGTACATTTCAATTTCATCCCAGATGTCCTCAAAGGTTGGTACATTCTTTGTCATTTCGGGAGTAATGCCATGCACCTGGGTTTCAAAATATCCATATTTATTCCCGGGAGGCTGTATCAGATATCCAATTTTATCCACTATAGTACCATTTAACACGGTCACTATTCCCAATTGACACGCAAATTGCCTACTATCAGCATATTCAAAATCTACTACTACATAATCATATTTCATAAATTTAAAATTAAGTTGTTTATAATAAATACTAATTTACAAAGATATGTAAAAACATTAACATAAAAAACCCCGATACGATCAGTACCGGGGCTTTCTTTTCTTACGCCACTTTCGGGACAGGGGGGTTCTTCTTTTCAGCCGCCAGTCGTGCAATCCGGTTGGCTACCTGTTGTTTGAAATACGCGATCTGATAATTGATCTTGTCAATCAACTGGTCGTATATCTGGCTTGGTTCGATCACGGCCAGCGAATTAATCCACACCACGATTTGACGGTAATCGGCATCGAGGGTCCGGCGCGTATCCAACACGTTTAACTTCTGTGCGTTTAGCTTTTCGATACTCCGGGTTCCAAACGAGTTATTAAATACGTGGCTGGCACCATTGAGCTGTGCTAGAATAGTTTCGGCATCAATACGCTGTAAATCGGTGATGTAATTTTCTATCAACTCGTTGAACCGCACGTCCATTACCCCGCTTTTTTCGGAATAGGGCAGCCGCTTCAGGTCGCCATACTTGTCGATAATAAACTTAATCCGGGTAGCTGCTTCACGGATCACCGGGTTCGCGTCGAGCATGGCCGCTTTCACCTTGAGTCGAAAACTGGAATCGTACTCATCACGCGTTCGGTTTGACTGGATCATTTCCCGGGTACGTGCGCTTCCCCGTTCGCGGTTCATGGCTTTCCCCTGGGTGTCGTAGTCTTCGTAATACTGCCTGACAAAATCACTGCGTTCAGGCAGGATCAGGAACAACTGACAGTCATTGATCAGGGTGAACAGATTGAAATGAAATTGATGATGCTCTCCATTGTTTAAGTGCATCAAACAGATTCTTGAAATTTGTTTCATAACGATACATTTTTTTAGTGGAACATTTATTTAGTAAAATCAGAAATCTCAGTGATAGAAACCACGATATTTTAACTGCCACCCTTTCAACTCATTTGCCCGACCATGATGTTTTAACTCCTCCGATCCCTTTCGGCCGGCACTCCCGGGATGTGGGAGGTAGTTCCGGTCCGTGGAACGTTAAAAATCCGGATGTATTTAACGAAACTTTTCGTCGTTGTAAAAAACACGCAAGAATAAAAGGACAATTAAATACAAAAAAAGACATATAAATTTTAGTTTCACGTAACGTTGACACAAAACGATTTCGAAAACTCGAGTGAGGTTTCAAAAACAGCGTTTGAAATTAAAAAAACTGCAAAATTGCGTTAAAACCCTACTCGTTTAAATGATTTTATTACACTTTAACCGAATAATTTTAAAATAAAAATAAAACCTCACACGATTAAAATGTATATACATTGCTAATTATAAGTGCATTATGTATTTTATTTCCTGTTTTGTTGTAAGGTGTAGTAGGGTTATTCATTTTAATTTATTTTACGGAACATGTTTTTAATTTCCTATCGTTCTGTTTGTTATCATGTTTGTTGTATGCGTTGTAAGGTTGTAAGCAGTTTTGTGTTTTTTCGCTTCGTATAGTATATATATATCATATTATTCTTTAAGTTATTAGTAATTAAAAGAATAAGAATGTATATATAGATAATATGTGCATGAAAACGAAGAATTTCCGGAGTTCAATTTTCGAAAATGGTCAAATCCAAAAAGTTAAGGGTCGTGAAAATGAAAAAAGGGGCAAACACGTCTCTACGAACCCAGCCCCGCCCTATCGCTCTGAGGTAATTACATCGGCTTCGGGGTGCGATATATGCCATAAATTAACAAACGGTCGACCCAAAAGAGCCGACCGCATGGTAAATACGTCAATTACGTACGAAGTATGTAATTACTGATTAGATTATGTATTTGTTTGATGTTGATCAGCCGAATGAGCTGACCAGTCCGGAGTAGTAGTTGCTCCCTGAAGGGAAGTTATTCATGCCAATGTACAGGGTGTCGAATGCATCGGTACCATCCGTTCGAGTCTCGAGTTTATCTTCCTCGGTCTCTACCAGCTTCTCACCACGCTTGTCTTTCCGGAATCCATTGCTGCCGATGTACACGCATGTTTGTTCCAGGGATAACAGCAGCTCTTCGTTGTTGGGCTTATTGAACATAGGTATCAATCCCTTTTGGCCTTTGAGTCCCATGTTGATGAGTGCATGCTTCTCGTTATGCTTCATCGGGTTGCCAATGAACACACGTTGCACATGCCAGCCATTCTTATTGAATGTATTCTCAACTACTGAAGCAAAGTCATCGTCGTTCACTGCATAGTTACTACCCAATGCTGTACTATCCACGTAATAGATTACTTCCTTCCGATTGTGATACCGGTAGTACGTACAGAAGTCAGTCACTAACTCAACTAACCGCCGTTCGTATTTCACATAGAACGACTTCAACACCCTAAGCTTCTCACCCTGTCGTTGTCCAGCCACTATCCAATTGATGTTGGCATTGTAGTCGAGTGCTATGCATATCGCTTCATTCTTATCCAGATCACCATCCTGCCGGCACAATGCTTCTTCTGCCTTATCTAAGTTATACTCCAGGTTCTCCAGGTAACTGTTGTCATACGCACTGTAATAATGCGATTCCTTAAGGTTGTTATAGAATCCGTCAAGTGAGGTCTTTACCTTCAGGCATAGAATAGAAGTCATAAATACCAGTGGTGGCAGATCACGCTTCATTTGCTTAATGTACGACTCCCCTAATACTTCAAGATTCTCAAGCGAACTAAACTCATTATAATCTACTGTAATACGCCTGGTCTTTGCTAATGTTTTAGCTAATGATTTATACTCATCAAACAGGTATTTAGGTGCATTATTCTTCTCAATCTGAATCCTGATCTTTATTTCATACATCCGGACAATGATACCGTCAATAAGCTCTATTAAATCAGGAAAACATTGTTTTTCGTAATTCAGAAACCAACTTCCCTTTTTAGTCGTTGGCATATCCGAAACAATAAGTTTTGAACGGTAATATGGAGATTTATTGAAATATCCCTGATATCCTCCAATGGCAGGAAGTGTTTCAGTTTTTAATTGCTCATAATCGAGTAATT